TAGAATACTTAAACAACAACTGAACATCAGTAACTCTTTTGTCTCCGCTATTGTAAGATATTCTGTAGCCGTTGAATATATTTTCCATGCCTTCGTTTTCCATGGCAGTATAGTCAATAGAAAAATATTTAGGAGTGAACTGAAAATATGTAAAAGCAGAAGCTGCTGAATACCCTCCATCTAAATATCGATAACGAAATGCAAATGAAAAAAAGTTTTCTTTAACTGCATTTTCATTTGTAAAAGCCGTGTTAAATGGAGTTATTGATGGAGCGAATCTAGGCGGTTTTTTGTATAAAGAAATATCATCTTCCTCAAACCCATTCAAACCATAAGATTTAGCTCTTTGTATATCAATCATTCTAGGCTGATTAAAACCGTCAGATATCAACAATAGCTTTGTTTTTTTGGATTTATTATATACAACGTTAATACCCGTTATTTTATAATCTTTGCTAAAATTTAAAACCTGATTACCACCTACTCTTTCGTCTTGTAAAATAGTTGTTGTTACTCCCTTTTCCTCGTCATATTCGAATATATAGGAATGACCTAAGTCATTTACTACACACCAATACAATTTTTCATCTGATTCATCTGCAACAGAACCTATTGTAATAGCCCCTGTTCCAACATCAACATTAGTTAGCAAAACATTTCCTTTCTCGTTTTCTAATGAGCCAGCATCACCACCAGAAGTGTTTACAACCCTAACGTTTAATGCATCAATGTATTGGCCGTCTTGAATAAGGCGCTCATCAATATCCTTATTCATTTTACCACTTGAAAATAAATTTTTAATTTTCATTCTATTTTATCCACTTATCTCGACCTCTTAGTATCTGAGTCAATTCATTTAACTTTATGTTATTTAGCCTTATTTTTGCATTTCTAAGAGAAGCTGAAGCTGTCTTCATTGCTCTACGAACAGCATATTCGTTGACGCCGTATTTTTGCTTCAAAACATTTGATACAATATAATCATAAATAAATGTTTCTGCTAACTTGTGTATTTTAATTTCACTATCAGACAAGGCGTACATTCCATCAGAAACATACTCTATAATAATATTTTCTTCAGCTAAATTAGAACTAAACAAAATAAATCCTTGGTCTTTATCTAAAAGATAGGTTCCGTTGTTATTCGCACCTGCAGTGTCCATACCAAATCTTTGACCTAATGAACTTCTATTTGGTTCCTCTGTTTGCTTACTTGATTGATTACTCCAATTTGTCTCAATTACAGGAGTTCCAGTAATAGCTTCATCGTTGCTGTCGATGAGTAAATTCTTTTGAGCAGAATTGTCTTGCAAATAACTAATAGGAGTAGCTGAATTAAAGTTTTGAGAAATAGTATATGTTTTACCATCAGCTCCTACTTTAGAAACTTTTGAGCAGTTAACAAAATCATGAGGTAAATGCATTTTCAAAGTTTCTGGAACTTGAGCTTCAAACCCTTTTATTTCTCTCAATGCATCATAATGCAACTCTTGAAGCCCTCTTTTAGCATGAAAAATAACTTCACTCTTATGTAGTTTATTAATAACCTTATCATCACCCACATACATTAACAGGAAGTTATTAACTACGTCTTGCAACAATAAATACTGATAGGTTCCCCAGTTTTCATTTGTTGGATTTACACCATCATTTTGATAGTATTGTTTTTGGTCTATACTTCTTCCTATAATTGGCATATCTTATATGTTTTCTTTAGTGAATTCAACTTGTTCTTGTTTTTCAGCCACCGCTACAACCTCAGCTTCTCTTATGCTTAGTCCTGCATATTTACATATTTTTATAATTAAATCAACCTCATCTTCCGCTGAAACTTCAAAGTCAGTGGAGTTTGTTGCGTTGTATACAGGGTCTCCATTAATAGTGTTGTATGACCAATTTGGGTCAACAGGTTTTCTGTAGTAATTAGCATTCACAGCATCTACTATCGATAACGGCCTAACATAAACACTATCACCCTTTCTAACATATATCGGATTTGTAACCGATGGAGCAGTATAATTACTGTTCACAATCATATCAAATGAACGTGGGCTTACAGGGCTTATTACCTTTCCTCCTCCAGTAATTGTGCTTGTACCAAAACCTCCTCCGTAGGTAATATTAATTAATTTATACAAATCAGTAGGTAAATCAAAAAAATCTTGTTGTTGTCCTGGTGACGGATTAGCAACATCATTATAAATAAGAATGTCTTGTTTATAAAACTTATCTATTTTGTTTTCTATATGGTCAACAGTGTCCCCGTAATTTAAAGATTTTTTTCTCTTATTTTGCATCGCAACAGCTCTTGCATGCTCCATAAAGTACGATTCGAAAATCTCTAACTGAGCTGTCTTTGCAAAATAATTGTACTCACTAGGGCTAAGATACCCTCTGTTGTCTTTATTTAACAAAAACATTACTGTATTTCTAACGCTGTTTATCATAATGTATATTTTGAACAAAAGTACAAAAAAAAAGAGGTCACAAAATGCAACCTCCCTTTCCCCCTTTCACGTTTTATTTACAAACGATTCGTAATATTTTGTAAAACATCTAATCCTTCATCAGTTTTAAAGAACATAGCTAATGCGCTATAAACATTTTCACCGTATGGAGCAACCATAATCTTATTCGATTTATCTTCAGTCCAAACAACAGTTCTTCCGTCCTGTTTCACATGTAATATACCCATTTCAACAGACCTTACTGCTAAATTTCGTAATTTTAAATTCTCATCATTACACAAATCCATAAACTCTGACGGATTATTTTTAGCCCAAATAATCATGTCTCTTCTTAATTCAGAAGAGGTCATTCCTGAAACAACGCCTTTTTTTACAACTCTTGCTATTGCTTCTAGGTCATTTATATCTAAATCTTTTGCTGCTATTTGAGCGTCTAAAGATGAATATAAATCTTGAACCTCCACATTAGCATTTTGCTCTTTGTCTAATTCAAAAAACTCAACGTTATATTTAGGATGAATAAAAATAAATTTTTGCAAATTAATGTTCCAAGATGGAACAATTAACTTTCCATCTAAAAAAGTAATTGGCTCAAGAGTCACAGCTCCTCGTTGCTCGTCTACAAATGGTGTTAATTGATTATTGGAATATCGGATAGCTCTTGTAACTCTGCCGTCTTTATAGATAAGAGGCTTTCTAGATGTATGCTTTACAGCAATCATTTTTCTGATTGGTGTCGCATTACCTTTTAAAATAAATACTCTATCTTTTTCTTGTAAGTTTGGTAAAATTCCTTCATAGCCAAATGAAGGTGTAGTTTTTTTTCTTGTTGCCATTTTATTATAATTAAATTAAATTGATAAAAAATATAAAAAAATAGACGGCATCCCTTCTAGGGTTTCTGCCGCCTATTTTAATTTATAACTACTTCATGATAATGAAGTTGTTTACTCCCATAGTACAAAGAGCTCTTTCTGATAAGAAATGAACTTCCATTGCATCTTTGTCGCTAGTTGATGCACCACCTGCAGAACCAGTTACCCAAGACTTGTACTTTCTGTCTTCCGTTGGAGACACTCTATAACGTACGTGTAAGAATGGACGCTTTGCGTTTTCACCTAACACTTGGTCATATACAGTAGTAGTACCTGCTGGCACAACCACTCCATCAATACCTCCAATGTTACCACGAGTAGTAGCATCGTTTAAGTATTTCCAATCAGACTTATAAAAGTCATATCCAATACGGAATCCTGTAAACCCTAAGTTTAAAGCCATATCTTCATCATTGTCAAACAATCCATAAGAAGCAGTTGAAGCTCCTGAGTTGTTTTGTGCAGCTAACACTCTGTCTACATCAAATCCTGTAGCACGGTTGTTGAAAATTACATTTTCTTGGATAGAGCCTTCTTTGTCAAGAACTTTAGCTATATCTTCCAAATCTGTTCTATCATCGATAGTACCCGAAGTAACTGTTCCTCCGTTTTCTACTTCATAAAAGAAACCTTTTGTTCCTTTGTAATCAGCAGATAATGCAGCAACACCAGAACCAGCAGCAGCAGGCTCGCCTTCAACCATTGATGTTTCAAGGTAATCTTCAAAACGTAAACGAGTTTCTCCTGAAGATTTTAAGTACCATAAGAATCCTGAATCTCCACCTTCAGTTGTTACGTTAACCCACCCTACGTGAGCCATTTCAGAACCTGAAACTTCGTATTTATCTTTGATGATGATTGGATTGTTTTCTTTTGATTCAAAATCAGCTTCTAAAGAACCAACCATTCCGTTTGTTCCTTTTCTAAACTCAGAACCATACACAAAAAGTGTAACTGCATCTGCAGCATCAAATGGGCCTGTACCGTCTGCAGAAGAAGCCGTGTCAACTAAATTAAGAGTTGCATATGTAGCAACCTCAATAGAGTCTGTCGCAGAAGCATCTGTAATCAGCGCTTTAGCCTGAGCTCCAGCAGCAGTTGAAATAATTACTGTCTGATTCGTTCTAAAACTATGACCTGTTACAGCAATAGTATCTGCGTCAGTAACAGTACCACTAGCTTGTACGTGTAATCTTCCTTGCTCACTCCATTTAATTAAATCAGAACTAGAAGGAATTTCAGCTCCTACCATTCTTAAAAATGAAGCTACGGTACGATTTCCGTATCTTTCGAATTCTTCTTCATATAACTCAGGCAAATACTGCTGAGCAAATGTGTAATCTGCGTTGGTTAAATAATTACTGTTCTGTAAGTTTTTTCCAGCCGCAGGCGTTAATGAAGTAGACCCACCTATATTAGATGGGTTACCTCCGTCAAAATTAATAGTTTGTGCCATTTTTTTAATTTTTAAGCGTTATTATCTTTTTATTTTTAGGCTATTTCCAAATCCACTTTTATTGTCTTTTAAGACTGTAAATTTAGTGCCTGTTTTCGATGAATCCACTTTAGTTCTAATTGCCATATCTATATTTTTACCTTTTTTGACTATTGAATCTACTGAATCTGCTCTTCCTTGTTCATAAAAGAACTTAGCATAAGATTCTGGATTCATAGCCATGTGTAAAGCAGTATGATATTTTTTAGCATCTTTTAAAGAGCCTTTTTCGTCTAAAAATGATTTAATAAAATTATTCAAATCACTTTGATTTTGAATAACACTATTTACATCTTTAGGCTCATAGCTTATTTTTTTCTCTCCTAAATCAAATTCAAAACCTTTGAATTCTTGATTAAAAAAATTAGTAGTTTTTTCTTCAAAGATTTTTCTTTGATTGTTAACTACTTGCTGCTCTTTAGCTTTTTCATCATTATATTGCTGATAAAACTTAATGGCTTTTTGTGCAGATTCTGGTAAGTTTTCTACACTTGACTCAAGTGGAGCGTTATACTTACTTTTTATTTGCTCAAAATGCTGTTTAGCTTTATGTAGCTCTTGTTTTTTCTCAAGATTTTTTCTTCTAATATCGTCTTCTGTATCATCATCAGGATTAACATCAAACTTTTTAGACATCATATAATTCACGTCTTCATCATCAAACTCAGGATTAGATTCTTTGTAGTAATTAAACATTAATGTTCTTTCTGTATAATCACTAAAATCCTCGTTAGCTTTAACGAAGTCTCTTAATCCTCTATTGGTTTCAGAATTATATTTCAAATACTGTTCAACTTCTTTTGGAAGCTCTTGAGGTTTTTTATCTTTATTTTTAAGAACGTCTCCAAGTTCATCAATACCTATATTATATTTGTCTGTTAAAAAAGAAGCTATCACTTCTTCTTTAGTTTTCTTGTCTTCTGCCTTCGGCTCCTCTTTCGGCTCCGCTTTTGGTTCTACCTTCGGCTCCTCTTTTGGTTCTGCCTTCGGCTCTACCGATGGCTCTGCCTTTGGTTCTGCCTTTGGTTCTGCCTTTGGTTCTACTCCTTCAGGAGCTTTAGACAAATCAACAACGTAATCTGCATCAGTGCTTGTGTTTTCCATAGTAAATTAAATTAAATTATATAATGCAAAGCTAAATAAAAAAACATTACACTATTTACGCCTTGTTAAAAATCATCAGAAAGGTTTATTATGTTGTCTATAATATCTTCTTCTTCAGTATTTTTTGAAAAGTTTTTTGGTGGAGTTCCTTTTTTTCTTTGATATATAAGCTCACCTTGTTGAGTCGCTTGCTTATCAGTCCTGTCGTCTTTTCTGTCCTCTCTATATTTCTCATTATCTCGCTGCCCTTTGCTGTCAATTTCACGTAACTCTAAATCAAATTGATGTTTTAATTGAAGAATTTCTTTTTGAATATCTTTATTTAGATTCATTTTTTGCAACTCAAATTGCGACTTAACTTTTTCAATCTCAGACATCATTTGAGTTTTTAATTGCTCCTCTTTAATGCGGCCTTGAGAAGCTGATTCAGACGATTTAATATTGGCCTGTGTCTGATAATCAATATTTGCTTGAGATATTTTTTGATTTTCTTTTTGCCTTTTAGCTTTTTTAACTTTTAATAATGTATTTGCTAATGTTGTGTTTTTTATAGCTCTTACATCTATACCATCATCAACATCCATTAACTTCGCGTTTATAGCTTGTTGTATGTTTTGCTCTAGTATTGCTTTTTCTTCAGAATCTGGCTCTATTTCAATAAAAACGCTAAAGTCGTGTAAATGAAGACCCATTATTTCTGTGATAATTTCTAAATTATTTTTGCCAATCATTTTAGCGAAATCTTCAGCAAAATCTGAATACATTAATATATCAGAAATCCTGTAAGAAGCAGATTGAGCAACTCTTTTTGTAATGTAAAGTCCCGACTCAATAATATGCCTAGTGGCTGTGTTACTGTTATTAGCTGCCAACTTCTGTATCCCAACTAAAGAGTATTTATCAGGAGTAGTTCCATCTCTTGCTTCATTTATACCTGTAACAGCTCTAATCATGTTTAATTGGTAATTATACATATTAATTAAACTTGCTATTTTAGCATTAGAACCACTACTTGTTAACTCTTGTATTGGCACTCTGGCATTGTTAAATTCACCGTCTTCAGTATAGCTCCTCCCAACCACACTACCTGTTTGAAAATACATAGATAATGCTTCAGCAGGATTATATGATGCACCATTACCTAAATCTACACTATTAAGGCCGTCTGCATCAATAAACACTCCATCGGGAATCATTTTTGACACAACTTGCTGTAGCTTTAAATGAGTTAATTGTATTTGGTCTGCAAAAGGAATCATTCTTTTAACTAAAGAATCAATATTTCCTTTAGAAAGCTTTATAGCTGAAGCTAAATATGGAGGAATAGCTTTTTGAAAAGCAGATTTTGGACGAACCATGTTTGTCATTAAATCCCATTTCAATAAAGTGTCTGTTCCTAAAACCATAACACCTTCATACCAAACATCGATTCTTCTTGACATTTTTATGAATCTCATGTCTTCTGATTCTGGAGGATTGAAAGAATCATCTTTCTCGATTGGTTTCTGGCCTCCATTTTCTTTGGTTTTTACCTTATATACTATATTGCTGTCCGTTTTATAAGAAAAATATAAAAGAGTAATTAATCCGTCATCCAATGAGTTTCGAACACCCGAACCCCTATAGTCTCCATAGCCGTTGTATTTGCTAGATAATTTAGATATTGTTTTTATTTCTTCTTGAGATAAGCCTGGATTTATCTTTTTTAATTCACTAACATGAACTGATTTTACCTCCCCAAAGTAATAACAATCTTTAAAATAAGGGTCTTCTGTTGGAGAATATATCCAGTTTTCAGGGTCTACGTATTCAATACGAACTCCGTCATGTATATCAAAACTATGTTTAACACATGAAACCCCGAGTACGACGTTATCTTCATCTACTCGTCTTTTAGTCTCATCGTAGTTATTTATATTTAAAATAGTTTCGATAGCAATTTCTTCTGCTACCTCTATTTTATCTTTATATTTTAAACTCATGTATAAAGACAATTCTTCTTCACTGTCTGGTACATCCTCTTGGTTAAAATTAAATGCATCTATACCTGTTTTATCTTTCAGGTTAGTTAGCATTTCTTTTCCAAGCATATCAGCCTCCATTTGGTTCTTATGAAGCTGTCTTTTCATGGCCGACACGTCGTCTATTGACTCTACTTTTACAGATTGCAGCCTACTACCTATACCATTTACAACAACATCTACGTATTTTGGTATTATAGGAACAGGAGTCCAATCTAAATTCAAGTAAGAAATATCTCCATTTACTGCTAATTCGTTTTTGTACTTTTCTACAGGTTGAGCACCTCTAGCATAAAGACGTCTTTTAATAAATTCAGCGCGTTGTTCGCCATGCAAGCTACCCCCACCATCTTTAGAAAACCATTCGGAACTTATAGCCTGACCAACTAGTAAACCATACTCTGTTGATTTTTTCTCTTCATCAGAAGCAAATTGGTCTGGAAAACCGCCTCCTGAATTAAATTTTGGTCTATACATATTTATTTATAATTTCGCTAACAAAACCTTTGTTGCGGTATTTCGCAAAGTTAAGAATTATACTGTTATCTTTTTCTGATGTTTTTTTAATCCTACCTTGATTTGCCATGATAGCAAACCCCGAGCTAACTGTTGCGTCGTATTTTGTTCTATTGTTAATATCATAATTAGCCCAATCCATAAGTATGTCATTAAAATACATGTCTCCACACGTACCGTAATCGATACTGTCTTCGTCTTTATTCATACCAACATGCTCTTCTATGTAAGCTTCGAGACCCTCAGCATGAGCAGTTATTACGGGAACTGATGAGGGAATTCCTCCTAGTTCTTTTTCAGCTCTTGACAACTTGTTTCTTGGTTTGTCTGGCCTATTAATTGAGAAGCCTCTATAGCCTCTGTCTTTTAAATAATACAAAATACGAGGCTTATTATTTTCAAGTAGTATGGGCATTCCATAAAAATGTAAAGCCATTAGAACGTCTTCATAAAATAACTCTGCTGTTGGAGGTCTAGAAATGTATTGACAGAAAAAAGCATTGACAGGAGCGTCTTCCATGTGAGATTTTGTTTGGCCTGTAATAGAGCCTTTAGAACCTCCTCCGCCAACAACACCTGATATGTCATAAGAATCTCCTCCAAAGGAACCTATATGAGAATTTCCAGGGAAGAACTTATTGTTTCTTATAATAACGTTATTCATTAATTCTTTAGGCGGAATCCATGACAATTTAAAATTACCCCTGTTGTTAGGAGTAAAAATAACTTCTGTATCCCTGACTCCGTTTTTCCAATGAAAATTACCTGTTGTAATTAAAGACTTAATAGCAAAAGAATCATTGTAATCTACTTGCTCATATATATGGTTGAGGTTGAAAAGCGTGTTTTTTGATTCATCTCTAAAAGCGTGAGATTCGGTTCTAGGAAATTGTCTATAAAACTCATTTAAAGCATCAGGGTCATCTTTAAGGCTTTCTGCTTCAGCTTCCCAATAATCAATAGCTCCTTGAGTAATCCATTCTCCATCAATACCAAGAATAGGTTTTTCTGGATTATGTAACACAGGCATTCCAAATCTGTCAATAAAACCCTCCATGTTATATTCCATAGCTATGAATAAGCTATACAATCCGCTTTTTGTTTGACCATTAGCATTTCTTTCTAAAACATTGCTGTCAAAGTATATTTTTTTACCTGCAGCTCCTCCCTTACTCATTGCATTTACAGTTGAACCCATCATACATTTACCGATAATTCTTCTCCCTAACCTTAAACACGTTTTTGTAACACGCCAATTATTTTTTATATTATTTGGTTTCTCCCATTTTTTAGACTCATCATGAACTAAAAGAAGAAGCTTTTCTCCATCATAGCTGTTATCCCCTGTGTTTCTCCAATCAATAGAAGTATCTAATCCCTCGACCTCATCTTGCTCTTCGTTAAACATGTTTTTTTTAGTTATCTTAGAAGCAGGTACTCTAAAAGCTAATTCTGTTTTTGGTTTATCCATACCATCTTGTATAGGTTTAAAAAAGAATGGATAATTATTTACAATAGGAACAACTTTGTCGGTAAACATTTTTTTCGCATCTGCTCCTGTTTTTGATAAAATACCAAGCCTTGCGTCTTTACTTATTGTTCCAATGTTAGCCGTCTCTTCACTAGCCATATAAGAAAAACCTGACCTTCTTATTTTTACGTAATCTTGACCATAACTTCTTTTGTCAGCCTTACAAGCTTCCCAATGATAATAAAAAATTCTATTTGCGTCTCTGTAGTTGGGTAGCCCTATATCTATTTTAGTCCACTGAACATACATCCAATGAGAACCTGTAATGTAAGTATTTTCTCCGTTGTTTTTAAACCAAAACCCTTGTTCTCTTTTTTCAAAATTAGATTCAATATAATCTATCCATTTGTTTTTAAATGAATGAGGAGCTTGATGCCATTGAAAGATGGATTTTATTTTTTGTAACTCTTTCGGGTATTCTTCTGGCTCCCAATACTGCTCAGATTTAATTTTACCCCTAGAATGTATTTTTTTTGGTGATTTAGGTAGAGCTATTTTTAAGTTTTTTATCTCTAATACGTCTCCAATTTGACCTGTTTTAGAAATAATAACCATATCATGTTCTTGATTAAAACCATATTCCCAAGATTTCTCTTTGTTTTTTTTATCTAAAACTTTTTTGGGAACATGTCCATCACAATATTGATATAATTTATTTAGACCTTCGCTCTGCAAATCCTTTTATTTTTTCTTTTTTATTTGAGTTATTATTTTCTAAAGCATCTTCTTCAGCTTCAATCCTACTTAGTATTTCAAAAGCATCAAATATAGCCAGCTTTTTCGTAGCGGCTGCATTTTTTAACCTATCAGCGGCAAGCTCGTCGTCAGGATTAGGCTTAATAATTTCTTCCTCTGCTACCTTTATAAGTTGCAAAACAGCTTCATGTCCAGCTTTAATAATTTGTTTTTTAATATCGTTCACAATCATAGCACAGCCGTAATGTCGTTTGTCCTCATTCTATACAAATCCTCTCCATCTATAATAAACTCGTACTCACTGTTTTTTCTGTAAGCCACTTTGTCTCCTTCAAAAACACCATTGTTATATAAATTAGGATTACCATATTTAATTATTCCAATATTTTCAGAATAACCCTCTTCATAAAGATACGATTTTTCTTTATGCACAGGCTTGACAAAACAATAGTCGCCTATACATTTCCAACCCGTACCATTATTATAAGTATAAAATTGGCCTTCATCTATAAAATAAAGGCCATCTTTAAAGTAATTAGGAGATTTTTTTGGATTTCCTTGCATATCATAATATAGTCTAAAAATATTATGATGAACAATAATAACATCACCCACGGATATAATCCCTTTATATCTTTTAGGTAAGTATTTAATTTTAGCAAATCTGTTTACGTGCTTATGATTTTCTACAGTAGAATTTACAATAATTTTTTGACCTAATATTTCAATTTCATTATTGTATTCACTGCCTAAAGGTTCAATAACAAAATAATACGGAGAATTCATTTTTTTAAAAATGGATATTGTACTCTACTGAAACAGGCATATTTTTATTAAAAGATTTCCAAAGTATAACTTCGTTATCTTTTTCTATGTAAATTAAAAAACAATCTTGAGTAATAGAGTAATCGATTAAGTGAATTACGTAATTTCCGTTCAGAACTTGTTGACCTAATATATAATGCATACAACTACTTTTGTAGTCTGCTCCTATGGAAATCTTTCGTATTTCCATATTATCAATTAGATACTTCTTCTGTTGTTTCGTTCTCTTCTGGAGCAAAAACCCCTGTTTCAAGGTCTAAAGTGCCTTTACCGTGCTCTTTTTCAATTTTAGCCATTTCTTGTTTCATTTCATTAGCGCATTCTGCTAAAAAATGCAAGGCTTCATGTTTTTGAGCTTCTAACCCTCCAATATCATGTTGAGTTTTTTGTTGAGAAAATCTAATTTTTTTTATTATTTCTAAAGATTCTTCTTTAATAATAATTTTAGCTTGTTCTGGTTTTGTTGACATTTTTAAATAAATTTAATTAATAATAAAAAACAAAGATAATAAATTTTTACTATCTAACAATAAGTAATCTTCGGCTACTAGGAACAGTATCATCATTCATTGTTTCTAAATCAAGACCCCATGCTCCTAACCAACCACCTATTACTGCTGCAGGGCCTTTTGCAGATGTTGATAAGGCAGTTGCTTCTATATATATATTTGTATCTGCAACATCAGTCCAACCATAATTATAATATGACAACATATTAGACGACCAACCAAAGGTATCTGACGAGCCTTGAACTTGATTTCCCCTTAAATAATCTCCTGATTTTGTTATTTCTGTTGAAGTTGTGGCAAAACCAAACTCTGTAAACCCTGTATATCTTGTGGTTGAAGTTACATCAGGAGAAGCTCCTCCTATATTTGCCCCAAGTAGTAATCTTTTTTGAGATGAAGTTGGAATGTTTAAACCTAAAGTATCTGACCTACCATCAGAAACAAAAGGTGTTTGTATAACGCTTTCTGTGGCAGTAAAATTTAAAGTTGATGCATTAGCAGTAGATATACTCTCGTTAGCAGAATTTTCATTAGATGTTTTAAAAATTCTACACCCAGGCTTCAATTCAATAAAAGCCATAAAATGATAACCCAAAACAGGAGTTCCACCATCGACATCAGCGCCACCTTGATTATTTGCTACTCCGTCTCCTCTGTAACAAAACATATCAATATCTGAATCTCCACTTATTATATTTGTAAAAAAAGAACCGTTTTCGTCATTATTATTATTTCTGTAATAAGAAACTGCTTTACTTTCATCATCTTTAGTTCCGTCAATCCGAAAACCTCCCCACCTTTGAGTTCTAGTATTACCAAACCCTTCAAAGAAGTATGAGCCAAAACACAAGTAATAGGAAGCGGTTGATTCAAGAGAAACAGTATTTGATGCAAAAGATATATTAGTTCCTGCTAAGGACTCTGTAAATCCAGTAATTTGATTAGGAGTAGTGCCTCCATAAATTGAAGCGCTATTTGATTCAAATATAGCGGCATCATTAAAATACAAAGGAACAACTTCTATTCCACATGAAATTAATCCACCTGTAGGGGCATCACCATCTCTCTTCCATTGAAAAGTAAATACTCCACCGCTTTGTGGATTTAACTCAAGAGCCAAAGTTCTCACATATGACCTATCTTCAGTATTATTCCTATTATATCCTCCTGTTTGCGCTGAAACAAATGAACCTCCAGATGCCGTATTATTAAATTTAGCTTGTGGTTGAAACCTCCCATTACTAGTGTCTTCATATTCAAAATGTCCTATAAAAAGATATCCATCAGCTAATCCATTTAAAGGAAGAGTTACTTGACTGCCAAAGTTAGACCATGTGTAAAAACTACTAGTGTTTTCTTGTGGTGTAGCTCCAAAAATACTTGCAGGAGTAGACCAAGATGTTGTCGGAGAAATGTTTTGCGGGGGACTTGAATTGTTTATACTTAATACTTCGTATGCCATTTTTATTGTTTAATATAACTTATGCTTATGTCAAATCTCGTACTTGCTGTAGATGCGCTTGTTATTAAAGCTATCCAATTGTTTGCAGCTATATTAGCGGTATTAATAGTAAAAGACTCCCCTGTTGTACTTGTAGCTGCTTGATTGGATGTAAAAGTTTGAACTGTAAGAGACGCTCTGCTTGAACCTGATTTTACATTAAAAGTAACTGAAGGGCTTGTTCCTGAAACAGCAGTGTGAATGCTAGATATTGTAATTGCTTCAGTAGTATACCATAATAATATATTTTCTGAAGCTCCTATTTCTTCTACTGACAGAGCTTTCACTTCTTTTATAGCTGTAGTAACGCTACCGTTAGCCATGAGTATTTCAGAACTTGTACCGCCGCTTTTTATAAAACTAGATGCAGTTAAGTTTCCTGTAGTTGAATCATCAGCATTACTTCTTAAATACTTAGGGTCTGTTTGAGTTGTAATATCAAAAGAAGTTATGTATCCTGCTCCATTGGTGATTTGATTATTATTTGTTATATGAGTCAAATCAGATATCTGACTTTCAGTAATCGATAATGCTGCTTGATGAGTTGTTACATCTGATTCAGTTACAGTATAACCTGTTATGTATCCAGCTCCATTAGTTAATTGATTATTATTTGTTGGAATTGTTGGTTTGTTTAATATTAGCGAATCTCCTGACACAGAGTTCCAATCACTTTGAACGTTTACCTCAGCTCCTGCTGCAATTCCGTCTAATTTAGTTTTTAAGGTATTAGTGAAATTATTCTGAGTCAACCCTCCGTCACCAACTGTATAAGTCGTGTTTATGTAGTTTCCAGTATTTATATTTGTAGCTCCTTGGTCAACAGTCCAATCTATAATTTGATTGCCACTAGGTATTGTAGGAGTATTTGTAAAATTATTGTAATTTAAGTAATACGACCCATCTTGACTATCCAGAGTGTCAGCATCAACATTAAGCGCATCTACAAAGGCTTTATCG